TTGTTTCATGTCTTCTTTAAATCCACCTGTTGTTTTCTTGTAACTAAATTTAGGTTTACCCATACCAACACCTTTAGGTTTGTAGGTTTCATTAGTTAAATCTTCCATGTCATCTTCTTCCATCATTTCAGAATCTTCCATATCATCTTCTTCCATCATTTCAGAATCGTCATCTAATGTGATTTCGTAAACAACGTCATCGTCATCTTCAGAGTCAACACCTGACATATCTCCACTAAATATAGCGTCAATTACGTCATCAACTGATTCGTCAGTTTCTTCCATCATTTCAGAATCTTCCATGTCATTTTCTTCCATTTCATCTTCTTCCATCATTTCAGAATCGTCTTCCATCATGTCATCTTCTGATTCACCAAGCTTAACAAGATATTCTACATCAGCGTTATCGTCAGTTAAATGAACATTCTCACCGTCTTTTTTAACAATGATTCCGTCATTTTCACCCATCGCTTTAAACACTTTCAAAATTTCTTCGTCAGAAGCGTCAGTTAAATCAATTGGAGTTTCGTCTGAATCCATACCAAAGTCCATTTCCATATCGTCATCAAATTCCATATCGTCATCTGAGCCAATAGTCATGTCCATGTCTACTTCATCATTATCAGCGGACATATCCATGTCAGCATCTAATTCAACCTCATCTTCGTCATCTTGTTCGGAAAGAGATTCTTTTACTAGTTGATTGATTTCTTCCTTCATAGTAGAAGCAAGTATTCCTTTTGCGTTTTCGGCTATAGCTTCTTCAACTTGTTTCATTTGAATAAGAGCCTCTTGAACTAATTTGTTTTCTTTCATATAGAAAATCTATTTATTTTAACTAATAAATATTACCAAAAAACAAAAAATATCGTTTTTTAATTATATATCTTTAATTTTTTGGTGTTTTATGAATTCTAATCTTGCAGAAATGCAATATTGTATCAACATATAAATATACCCAAGCAAAAAAAAAGTGGTCACAAGGACCACTTTTAAACAATTTGAATGTAATAACAATTATTCAATTACTTCGTCTATTTTACTTTCAGAAACAGAGGTTATTCTCCAATCATGAGTAAAACCTTCATATTTTGTAGTTACCTTTGCTTCTACATCGGTAACAGAATATCCTCTTACAAGTTTTTCTTCTCTGATTTTTTTAATTTTACCACTATTTTCGTCAGGTAAATCATACTGAACTTTTGCTACAAAAAATTTTTCTTCCATAATTAATTTTATTTTCCCAAATAATCGGTTAATTTTTTCATTAAGTCAACTCCTTTGGATTGAAATTCTGAATTTTCTGGTGAATTATGTCTTTTTTCTTCTTCTAAGTTTTCTTCATACTTACTTCTATCGTCAGGATTAGTAAACAAATATGCTCCTGGAGTTGATGGGGATGATACCAAGTCAAAACAAATTAATTCAAAATCATCTTGTACTTCGTTTCTTTCACCAACTTTTTTTAAGGAACCTACACCTCTTGAGGAAACTCCCATTGTAACACCTTGTCTCATTAAGTTAGCTGCTTGGTCTCCTTTAGTTGATACAATACCTCTTTCGTGAAATCCTGGTGATGTTAATAATTTAAGTTTACCCATTAGGATATTTTTATCCCACCATATGTCTGTAATAATGTGTGATACCCTATCTAAGTCAATTAAAGACGACTCAGGGTGATTAAGTTCTGAGGTTGATAACCCCTTGGCAATCGCCTTCTTATAGTTTTCAGCTTCTCTTTTTAATATCCTTTCAGGATAAAATCTTCCATTTCTATTTGGTGTGTCGTATTTTTGTAACACAGCATAAAACTCAAATGGATTCCTATAATCTAAATTTGCTGCTTCCTTTAACATTTCTGAATTACGTATGTCTTTTGGGGAAACCCAACCAGCATCCATCTCTATCAATATACCATGACCGACTTCACTTGCTTCTAAAATTCTTAATTGTTTCATTAATAGTTTTTAAGATAAATATATCAAACACTCATCTTTATTTACTTTTTGATATTGAAAAATCAAAGTATTTGTTTTCAATAACATTATCTCTTATAATATTTCTCACAATTTTTTTAATTGATTCTTTTAATTCGGGCGATTTAAAATCAAATTCTTGGTTAGTATATAAATTAACTTCTAAGTTAAAAAATGATTTTTTCCCGTGTGATATTCCACTTGTTCTTAGGTCTAAATCAACAATACTGTTTTCTTTAAACAAACTTGAGTCTATTGAATTAAAGACAGAATGTTTTATTTCTCGGTTTAGATTACACACGACCCGATTCCAATTGTCGTGTTCAAATTTGGGGGAAACCCATGATTGAATGTTTATGTATAATGATTTTAAATTTTTAGAATCTACTGTACCATATACCGATTTTATCGGACTGAATAGATTTAACTTTACACTTTTTCCTTTTTTCATTAATTTTCATTGATGTCAATGTTTATTTGTTTTTTTTTAAAAATAACACAAATAACTTCCATTGTCAAAAATTTTTTAATAAATTGCGATATTTCTAATAATATGCTAATAGTACAAGTAAAAAAAGACGGAATAGAAAAAGCCTTAAAAACTTTAAAATCTAAAGTTATTAAGACTAAACAAAATCAAATTCTATTTGAAAAAAAAGAATTTGTTAAAAAATCTGTGGTAAGACGAGCTCAGATATTGAAAGCGTCGTATGTTCAAAAAGTAAAAAATTCTTTAAATTGATTCTTCCAAGTTCTTTAACTTAAGAAAATTCAATTGGTCAAACTTTTCAGTTTTTAACCTATCTATGGTTTCAGACAATTTTGTCTTTAATTCAAACTCCTCTTCTTTCTCCAAAATAACATTAAGTTTGTTGATTGCGCTTTCACGAATAGTTTCAAACTTGTCTTCAAGAGATTTTGAATCTTCAGATATTAATTGAAGAAATTCTTTTTTAGATGACTCATCAAGATTATCAACATATTTGTTTAAAGTCTGATTCGCAATACTAACCATTGATTTTAATGGAATATTGATAGATTCTTTAACAACACTATTTGTTGAGGTTAACACACTTGTAATATTTTTTTTAGAATTTACTCTCTCTAACAAATTTAACTTATTTGTATAAACAAGAGCGTCAATATCAGAATATTTGTTCGTAACATTTTCTGATAGAGTTTTTGGTAATTTAATACTTGGCAGTAATTGTTGGATTAAGCTAATACCTTCTTCTAAGAAGTCTTTTGCATCAGATTCGTTTAATCCTTGAGGTGTACTCAATTGTTCGTATAAAGAATACAATTTAGACATAGTTTTGTTGTTCAAAACATTATGTTTGAATTCTTTTAGCGATTTCTTGAATTCCTTTTCATCTTTGTAGGATTCAATTAGATTGTTTTCAATTATGGATTTGATTTTTCCGAAAGTCATTATAGTGTGTTTTCAATATAAATATTAGGAGTTTAGTAACTTATCCAATTCTTTTGAAATTTCTCCTAAAGATTGTTGCCCTTGACCTAAATCTAAAAATGTTGACCCCTCTAATAAGTTACTTTCAATCAATAAATTCATGTTTTTCATTCTTGATTCTGGAGTAACTGCAGTTTCTCCACCTTCAGGTGCCCCGCCTTCAGCTGGTGGTGGTGCAACTTCTTCTCCACCTCCCGCAGGCGGTGGTGCGGTTTCAAATCCACCTCCACCTCCAAATGATTCTTCACCACCTGTAGTTGTTGATGCTGTTGCGGTACCTCCTGTGGTACTACCATAAAGTTTATCTATATTATCAAATAAACCTGTCTTAGTAATAACTGTAGGAGTAGCTTTAAGTTCTTCACCAACAGCTCTTTCAATTCTTTGTTGTTGTAAATCTAATCTAATTTCTTCGTCAGACCAATTGAAGATGTGTTTTTTAGCCCAAGTAGAAGATGTAGGTTGAATACCGTTTCCTGGGTCAGCGACTAAATCTTTATATAATAAAACTTTTTCTTTCCAAACATCAATTTTTAATAAATCCGCTTGTGTAGATGGGTTAGATAGACCTAATGTAAAGTTTTGTAATTCGTCTTCAAATCCTAATAAAAATAAATGCACAATCGCAATTTTATTTAATTCGGCAATCATACTTTTTTGAATTCTGTTGATTGTACGAGCAAAACGAATATCTTGTAATGATAAGTTTTTACCATCACCAACAACTTCTTCAAATCCTAAAAACGCTTTAGGTACACGAAGTGCTGTTAATAATTTCTTTTGAATATATTCAATGTCGGCAATCTCTGATAAGTTAGTCGCACCAGGTAATGTTGTAATTGGGTCTGGTGCCGCAGGGTCACGAACAGGAATAAAGTAATCTTGGTCAACCGCCATTTGGTTGAATCTCATATCCACATTTCCTGTTTTGGCGTCCACAATTTGTTCTCTTTTAAACTTATTGGCAACACGGTTTACGTATGCTTCAACGTCATCATCATTCATGTTTCCAACGAATACTTTAAACATTCTTCTTTCAGGTGCACGTGATGTACGATAGATTAACATTGCATCTTCTGATAACAATAATTGTTTCCAAATACGTCTTGCTTTTTCCAACATAGAAGTACCATAAGGAAGTTTTCGGTCATCACCCAATAATCTAAAGTGAGCTATTTCCCATGATTGAAATTCCATGTTTCTATTTTTCCAAGTAAAATGAAGAGCCTTTTTATTCTCATCTTTTTCTTGTGTAATATCAACAGTAATTTTAGCACTAACTCCAACCTCATGTCTTTCAATTTCAATTGTCGGTAATTGTTGACAACCAACAATACCTTTTTCAGGGTCTAGTTTAAGGTAAACAAAGTTATCACCATACTTACAAGTGTTTCTTGTCCACATTGGTAAGTTGGTGTTAATATCTAAATTGTTGTTAAATAAATCAGCTAATACTGATTTAATACGTTTTGATTCAGAATAAATTTGAAGGATAAAACCATCTTCGTTTGTTGTTGTAGATTCTTCAGAATAAATGTCCAACGCCGCTGAAATCTCAGGAGTATATTCCATTGATTCGTAATCATACTGAGCGGATAATCTTGATGGTTCATAATAAATCGCTTGAGAATATAGGTTGTTTTCAACCTTAGCCCATTGGTTTGTTAAATAAAATGTTTGTTGCGCTTGGAGTTTTTCTCTTTCATAATCATCACGATTTGGAGTACGCAAAAGTTCTTTCTTATCAAACTTAAAAGTTGGATAATCTTGTTTTAATAATGAATTAGGTCCAAATGTTTTTGACAGTCTCTGCCATACCGTAAGATTATTATCGCTCATATGTTAAATTTACTAATTACCTTGATAATATAAATAGTTAACGACCACCAAATAACCAACCGTATTTTTGGTAGTCGGCCTTAGTTGCGGCCCCATTATTATTCAAATTATTGTCTCTTCCCATTTGCGGCACCATTGGATTAAAAAAGTCGGAAGAGTTTTTATTTTCATTCACAGTTGTTGCCCATGAATTTATCATCGCCTTTGTATGATTCGTAACTTTTTCTAAAGATTGGAATGATTTTTCCGCAACATATAATGCCATAGAAACCCCCATAATACAATCATCGTGATGTCCTTTTTGGTGGTCAGGTCTTCCATTTATATAAATAAATGTGTTCATTTCATTGTATAATCTATTTGAATATACTTTAAACCCATGCCTTACACCCTCTTCAAACGCTGCAATAATTTGAACTCTTTTTGAATTAAAATTAATCCCTGGTATTTTATCATTTATTTTTGGGTCCCATTTCCACTTATTACTTGTATCAACATTATCAACATATAATCCAGCTTGATAATTTAACTCTTGTAACTTTCTTGCAGTAGAAATACCCATACCACCTGTGATGTCAATAACACAATAAGCATTATACATTGTTCCCCATTTATATGCAATTTCTGCTAATACATCTGGTGGGATTTTTGCAACGTATTCTAACACTTGTTCTCTTTCATCAAAATCAATGATTTGAATACACGAGAAGTCTTCAGAATCACCTCTTGATACATCCACACCCATTACATATTTGTGACCGTTTACGGGTTCTTTAAATATCCATAATGAACCACCCATAAGTTTAGCTTGGGGCTCACGTAAAGTATTTTTGGCAATACCTTGCATCAATTCTGATTCAAATACATTATCACCCGAACCTAAGAAGTTACATTCCAATTCCTGAGCAACTTTTCTTCGGTCAAACTTTAACTTCTTAACCATACTTTCAAACCATGATGAACATGGTTTATATCCCTGACTAATGTAATCAGTTACGATTGAATGGT